TTTAACTGGGGGGAGTGCAAGATGTTCGGCGATTTCAGTATTTCTAATAGTTCCCGCCTCATCCAACGTCTTACCCTTGACCCATTCCGTAACGAGTGATGAACTTGCGATCGCTGAGCCGCAACCGTAGGTTTTGAATTTCGCATCTGTAATAATTCCGTCTTCATTTACTTTTATCTGTAATTTCATTACATCACCACAAGCAGGAGCACCAACCATACCAGTGCCTACGTCTATTTCATCTTTGGCGAAACTACCTACATTACGTGGGTTTTCATAATGATCAATTACCTTAGCTGAGTATGACATTATTCATCTATCCTTGTATAATTAAGAACATTACCTGTGCCATATTGTGCTTCACCAAGCATCTTGGCAGCATAGTCATTTTCTGCCCAAACAATAGTATTGGCAGTTTGATATTCATTGATACGAACCCAAAGTTGATACTTATACATTTTATTGCCTCACTAAAACTTCTGTTTGAACACCGTTCATTATAATATATTGTTTGGTATAAACCACGCCGTCGATAATAACTTGATTTGGCTGTAATATGACAGGTGGTTGTTGTATGATAACTGCATCTGGTCTTGTAGCAGCATAGACTACAGCACCACCAATTAGAGCAGGAATCACCCAACCATGATTATGATGCCAGTGTCTATTATGGAAATGATTATAATGCCCATAATGCCTGTGACCATGTCCATAGGGACCAGCAATGGCTAACGAACCAAATGTTAAAAATAACGCTGTAAGAATTGATTTCATTTTGTATCTCCTGATGCTTATATAACGCCTAACTCTAATTATTGTTGACTATCTTTTTTTGCCATCATAGAAAGAACTTTTTCTTTAATAGCCTTGGCCCAAAAAGGCTCAGGAATGTGCCAACCTATGAATGCGCCGATTAAAACCCAAAATATAATATCCAACATTTTACAACTCCTTTTGGATATTAATATTTATTGAATTATTTTGCTTCTTTTCGTGCGTTTTTTACTGCGGTAACATCATTACGAACATCCTTACAGAGTTTAGACAGTTCTTGCAAGTGTTTACGAACACGAGTTCCTGCTGCTCCTACTTCTTTGTCGTAGAACTTTTCGAAGTCGCCTTCCATGGTTTCTACTAATTTTGCGAAATCTTGAAATCTATTTTGTGACATAAGTGTCTCCTTTATATAATAATTATTACCAGTGCCTTATAACATTGGCGATTATGAAACAGCAAGTGATTACATGGATTATTACCCAAAAAGTTTTTAAGAATAATGCTACTCGAGCTTCTTTTACAGTGAGTATAGGAATATCAGGACGATCATCGTCTGTTTTCCCCATAAGATGTCCAGTGGCACGAGCCCATATTTTTTCTATACTGTTCATCAGTATATTATATAATATTTTTATCCGCCAGCAAAGACATTTGGTGAACCAGCAGCCACAGCAGTACACCCTGAAATACTATCACCTATTCGTCCACATCCTAAATTGTTCACTTTAACCGTGCTACTGCCAGATGCTATTGGTGCTGCATGAATTGGACATGATCTACCTCCAGGTAATAGGTGTGCTGTATTAACATCAGTTTGTCTGCTTACTGGAATATTATTAGCGAAAACATTAGGACTTCCTACGGCCCTCACCATACCCGAGCAATGTGCTACATCTGCATCACCGATTCTAGTTACTGCGGGCACGTTCTTTATCCATGATTTCTTGAAATCTTTTATTCCAAGAATCTATTTCGTTGTGTTGCTCTTCTGTATGTGGGCCATCTGGAATTTCAGGGATAAATTTAATTACATGATCGAATTTATCTGGAATATCTCTAAAATCTGTAAATGCTTTAGTTTCTCCATTAATTATAAACACAAACTCACCCTTCATGTCAATCTTATCTTATAATATTTCCAGCGCTCACTGGCTGTATCCCTGTAGTTTGAAATGTAAACTGATCTGCAACATCTTTAACAGTATTTCCTCTAAGAATTACTGCACTTTTGGCAATATTAAATTCTTGGTCTAATTCTACTGTAACCATCATAGGAGTCATTGCTGGTCCTTTTGGAGTCATTGCTAACATAATTGGATTTTTAATTACAATATCTGCTATGTCCTCACTGATATATTTACCAATAATTTCTTCGCCACTAATCAGCTTCAAGCTGATAATATCACCTTCTTTAAATTTTGTTTTTTCTAATAACATTATGCTGCCTCTTTAAAATATCTTTCTAATTCTGTATAGCCACCAATTAATTTATCGTCAATAAAAACTTGTGGAACTGTTCGAGCATTTGGCACTGCCTCTAGCAATTCTTCTTTAGTATAACCGTCGCCTATTTTACGTTCTTCAAAGTCAATACCTTTCATCTTTAACAGTGTTTTGGCTTTGTCGCAATAAGGACAATGATATTTTGACCAAACTATAGCTTTCATTCTGCTATCTCCGCTTCTACAATAACACCATGTCCAGATAGCTCTTCTGCTACGCTGACTAACGCATCAAGCAATTCAGTGGTGGCTAAATGTCCTGCCGAATCTGTATTCTTTATTAAGGTGCTTAACTTCATTACAATTATTTCCTCATGTATTTTTGCCATATATTTTTCCTTATAGTGTAGGTAACTCTTCATAATCTATTGAATCACTCATTACGCCGATAACATAATTAGTAGATTCGTTCTCCTGTAAGGCAGTTTGTTTTTTACTGGTGTCACTATGCTTATTGAACCAAGGTATAGGAGTGCTCTTTGGATGAGGAGCGTGATATTTGATGTTAATATCCTTCAAGGCTCCTGCTGCTGTGTAATCTACAAAGTCTTTAAGGATGGCAGCATTGAGTCCGATAACAGGACCTTTCTTGAATAAGTAGTCTGCCCATGCCTTTTCCTCACGGATCACATCCATATACAAGGCATAGACTTCTTGCTCGCATTCTTGTTTGGCCTGGGCGAATCTTGGATCTTCTTTTACCACTTGATTGATAAGCCAAGCAGTCCATCCTTTGTGTAATAGTTCATCCTGTAGGATTAGGCTGATAATATTGCCGTTACCAATAAAGATTTTATTCTCTACCATGGCTAGGCTTGTAGCAAACGATACCATAAAACGGAATCCTTCTAATGCATAACTGGCATTTAAGGCCATCCATATTGCTCGAATGTGCATTTCTTCATTGACATCGGGTTTGCCTAATTCTTTAAGACAATTAATCTCGTGTAGTCTGTCATAATACCTACCAATACTAGTGGCCATATCCACTATCTCTGCGGTATCGTGTATGGTATTGAATACTTCTTTAGGCACGTTATAGATATTACGAATAATATGACTATAACTACGACTATGAATATTAGTCTCAAAGAATGTCCAATTATAGACCAAGGCTTCTAGTTCTGGTAGGCTTACAACTGGAGTAAAGATTTGACTTGGCCCGCGTCCTTGTAGGCTATCCAATGCTGTTTGGCGTAATAGGTTACTGGTGAAGATATGTTTGACAGATTCGCTGGCATCTTTGAAATCTTGAGCATCTTTGGTCAATGATATTTCTTCTGGCACCCAGAAAAATCCTCTTGCTGTTTTTTCAAAGTCAGCAAGTTTATTATATTTGACTTCTTCAAACCTTTGTATAGTAACTGGGCCTTTTGGGTCCAAGAACATCTTACGTTGTAAGTAGTCTGTCGGTGTATGAAGATTATATTGTTGTTTCATAATACGCAGCTCTCGCAGTTTTCCTCTAATTCTACTTCATATCCGTTAAATTGAATATTGTGGTTTCCATTAATCTTTGGCGCTTCTACAGCTTTTGCACCTGCTTTGTTAATCAGACTATAATAGAAAGTCTTTAACCCCCAACGATGTGCCTGCATTAGGTTCTTAGCGATAAGAGTAGTTGGAACCTTACGATCTGGAAAGAAAGCAGGGTTATAGAATGTATTAGTGCTAATACTTTGATCTACATAGGCAGCAAGGACAGCAGCAGTCTTGATGTAGCCTACGCAATCCTGTTGTTCCCACATAAGTTGATATTTGTTCTTTAATCTCTGATATTCAGGAACAACTTGTGTGAATGAACCTGCTTTGCTTTCTTTAGTACTGATCAAACTCATAGGCATCTCAATACCATTAGTACTATTGATAACAACAGAACTAGATTCAACAGGAGCAATAGCCATTAGTGTGGCATTACGAACACCATATTGTTTCATACTTACTCTGAGTGTTTCCCAGTCTAGTTCTGGAGTGAAGTCTGTAAGTTCATTTACAGCATTGGCTCTTAGTTCCCAAGGAAAAATGCCTTGGCCGTATCTTGTTCTATCACTATCTGCACATCGTCCACGTTCCTTGGCTAACTCTACTGTGGCTTCTGTTAGATAGTAGGCCTGATGTTCTATCCAGCTTTTAACTTCAGTAAGAGCGTCCTTGTCTCCATACTTAAGTCCACGCTTAGCGTGCCAGTAGGCTAAGTTAGTAACACCAATGCCTAGTGGTTGTATTTCATCATTGCTTAATTTACTTTGGATACTAAGAAAATCTTGGTAGTCGAGAATGTTACATAAACTACGCTGTAGGATACGACAGGCACGACGCATATCTTCTGGGTTTCTAAATTCTCCCCAGTTAATCGATCCTAGTGTGCATAGTGCTATTCGACCACTGTCATCATCCAGACGCTTAAAAGGCTTGGTCGGTAGTAGGATTTCGCAACATAAATTACTTTGATAGATAGTATGATATTCAGGATCAAATGGTCCTTGGTTCATAACATTGTCGATGAATACAAGATAGATACGGCCGGTATCAGTACGCTCCTTTAGTATACCACTCTTAAAAACTTCTTCTGCACTCATAGTCTTCTTACGTAGACCAGACTGCTTTTCGTATTTTACATATAGTTCTTCGAATAAGGCAGTATCTTTATAGAAGGCTTCATAAAGATCAGGTACTTGATTAGGGTCGAAGAACGTAATGTTCTCCTTGTTCTTAAAGCGACGCCAGAAGAATGCAGATAAAACGACACCATAGTCCATGTGCCGTACCCTGGTCTCTTCTGTACCTTGGTTGTTTTTAAGAACGATAAGGTCATCAAACTGATGATGCCATATGGGATAAAAAACCGTAGCCGAAGCATTGCGAATACCTCCTTGTGAACAACTACGTAGGTCACCGAACCATTTTTTAAGGAAAGGAACCATGCCGGTATGCATGATCTCACCACCTCTGATAGGACTACCTAGTGGACGTAGACGACCAATCTCTAGACCAATTCCAGCACGTTTGCTGGCATATTTAGCCATCATTTCTCCACTAGCAAAAATAGAATCAAGGTCGTCATCGCTACGGATAAGAACGCAACTGCTAAACTGTTTAGTTGGAGTGCCAAGCCCAGCCAGCACAGGAGTAGCAAGAGTGAAAAGACCATCGGAGGCAGCATTGTAATATTCCTTTATATACTTCATTCTAGCACTATTAGGTTCTTCTTTATGGAACACTGTGGCAGCAGCAATCATATAACGAACTTGTGGTGTTTCGTATATTTCTTTTGTGCTACGATTTTTAACTAGATATTTTTCAATAAGTTGTTCAATGGCGGCATAGCTATATTTCTCATCTTTTTCATGATCTAACATATCGTTCATTTTATTCCAGTCTGTTTCGCTATACCAATCAAGCAGTTCTAGAGTGTATAGTCCTACTTCTACATTACGTTTAACTATGTCATATAAATGAGGCACATTATAGCTACCATAGACGTCTTTACGCAGCATACTAAGACGCTGCTTGCCGGCAACATATTGATAGTTAGTATGCCCTACATCTGGGTTATGCTCTACGTCAATTAAATCTACGATAGCCCTTAACGTCAAATCATCGATATCTCTTGTAGTAATACCATTATAGAAATGAGGTTGTGCCTTAATTTCTATCATACTTTGACTTACATCTGCTATTCCTTTACATATTTTTGTTATCTGATTTTGCCATTTTTCTATCGTTAACTCTTCTTTACTACCATTTCTTTTAATTACTGTTATTATTGACATATAAAACTCTTTACAAGATGATTACGAAACGATATTTATTGAGAGCCTTCTAGCTCACTCTCTTTTCTTTTTTGAATATATTAACTTATCATCTTTAACAAGGTTATTATACGCTGTTATTTTAATAAGTCAATGATGAGATAATTCAAATAACTATGAACTACTTAAAATTTGATAAGTATAGCTAAAATCAGCTGGGTAGGCACCATTAACATGTTTACAGTAGATATTAACCACTCCTGTACCTAATTCGACTGAAAAAACTACATTACTTTCATATAACGGATTACCCATATAATCATATTCTTCGGTCATGATTATTTTATCTAAGTTATTATCTACTGATATAATTAATTTTCCAAACCTGCTTTGATCCAAAGGAAAAATAGTTAATAAATAGGTAACAATAATAGTGCAATTTTCGTCAAATGGTATTCTAAACAGCATAGAATTAAATGCTACCGGAATTGTTAAGTGGGTGCTAGCTTGATTAAGAAAGTTTGTACTACCTGATACTTCTGGATAATATCTACGATTAAAATTAGCAGCAGCTAACCCTGTATTGATTTCAACTCCATCAAATTCGCTATTATAGGCTCTATCAAAAATATCTCCCCAGCTCAAATTGCCTGGTGATACAAATTTAATTATACTACTACCGTCTCCAGTAACCATATTCCCAGCACCATTATTGCCTACATTTACAAAAACATTATTATTTGTTTGATTTCCGTAACCTTTAACAATTAAAACTCCGTTTTCCTTAACATCTGTAAAAAAAGAATTTTTTATTATATTACGTCTAGGACCGAATCTTTGTCCTAATTGAAAAGTGTCAGTTCCTTGCCCGAATAAAAATCCAAATTTCGATTCTATTATTTCGCAATCATCCCATACATTGTTAATGATATCATGCTTACTAACAAATGGGTAAACATAACGGCTTATTTTAATCTTTTTAAAATGATTATTCTTAGAGCTGACTGCTTCTGAATATGACTCAAGATTAAAAGCATAATTTTGATCTACTATAGGAATTGTACTATCTTGCCCAGTAAACCAATCAAAGTTTCCAATTACCTCTATATCTTCGAAATTACTATCTCTTACAGAATTTAATAAAAAGCAGGCAGTATCGGACTCATTCACTTTTATGGTGAATCCTTTTAATTCTATGTGTTTTGGTTGGTGTAAAAAATTATCTATGTTCACGTTACGATTAATAGTTGTAGCACGATCATCTATAAATTTAAATACAGGGCCATTATTTCCTAAGTACTCAAAAATTGTTTTTCCTTTTCCAGAACCGCGAATGCTAACATAGCTAGGAATATATATGGTAGACGAAATTTTAAAAGTTCCTGGCAAGAATTCTAAAGTTACTTTTTCTGCCCTATTTGATATCCATAAACTATCTATAGCATATTGTAGCTCAGAAGTCATATCATTACCGTTGGGTAAAATTCCATAGGCTAAATTAGATACATGATCATCTAACCTTTCCGACAAATTTCTTACCACAGGAGCAAGAACTAAAGGATTATTTTTTTTATATCTATATTGATTAGCTATATCCAATAGATTATCTTTCTGCGTTATAATCTTTGTGTTACCAAGAGCAGGTGCTCCTTCACTTATAGCTCCATTGCCTATGAATAACTCTTGACTATCTATAGCCCAGGCCATTTCTCCGCTAGCTAATTGTGGTAGACCTGTACCTTGATTTTTTTGCCCACGGCGTATTTGAATACGACTAATTTGAACTACAGCCATAAAATATCCTCTTTTGGATATTTAGCTGATTTTATAGTATTGTTCTACCCTAGCACACCAACGATCAACCCACATATTAAAATCTTGTGGTCTTAATTCAAATTCTTGATACTGCATGTCCTTGCTACACATCAAAATTACACCTTTTTTAATATCAGTGCCATGGACTTCGTTATGTGCTAGAGCATAGGCAGTAAGTTGTAGATAGTAATCCTCGATCCATTCCTCTTTCTTAGGTTTATTCGTCTGCTTAAAGTCTAATATAGCAGGTTCACTTTGATGTAGTCCTACACAATCCGTAGTTCCTGCATATAATTCTGGAAAGTATAAGGGAACTTCATTGCCCCAAACTTCATCTACTTTCCAAAAACCCTGTGCGATTACCATACGGGCCATATCCAAACTCTGCTGGGCAAAAGGGTTAGTTACTGTTTCTTTTAAAGGTATACCCTTGATATGATCTTCTAAAAACTTATGCATACGAGTTCCTCGACCCGCTGCTTCTGTAGTAATTTCTTGAGCTTTCTTTTCGCCCACCGCCTTGCGCCAATTAGCTAATGCTTCTCTAGCTTCTGCTGGTTTAGTGCGATCTAGTATAGTAGTTACACTGGGCACACAATTACCATCCGGTGTAGCATACAATCTACGTCCTGACGAATCATCTCTGCTTAGTTGTTTATAGGTATATTTGGATACAAGTAAAGTCATAATTTATATATTATATATGACTTATACTTATATGTCAACCTGGCTGTTGTAGAGTTTTTGCTGCGGCCTTTTTAGCAGTGTTCATTATGTTATTCTGTCCTTGACTGGCAGTGGCTTCTGGCTTTTCCTTTGTTTTCAACGTGATACCTTGTCCGTCAAAGTTATGTACTATTTTCTTTAACTGAGGAATGCTGTCATATTCTGCTTTAAAAGTTTCGTAGTCCATGTGTATGCCACTTACATTACGCAGCATATTGGATATCTGGTCCCAAGTATAAGTAGCCATTTGTTGCTTGGCATCAGCTTGGTTGCGTAGTTGGAGTAAGATGCGGATAAGATTATCCGCACCTTCAGTTAGTTTTTTTTTGAACTTAGAATAGTGCCTAATCTACGGCTGTATTCAATTGATTCACGCTTGGCACGACCTGCCATTTCAACTCCGCCAGCTGCTGGTTCAGCTGCGTCAAATTCGTCGCCCGAGGGAAATTCTTCTGAGCCCATATTAGCTGCCATGTCTTCGCCTGGTGCTGGTGTTGGAGCGCCTTCTCCTGTTCCTGGTGCTTCTTCGCCTGTTAATATTGCCACTGCCTGTGCTAGAGTTTGACGATTGCCTTCTAAACAAGTATAAATTTCATCTAATGCTGGCTTTACTTTACCAGCAAATTGTCCGCTTATTTCGCTACCTAATTCGTCTCTTATAGAGTCTACTAATTCTAACATGGTTTCGGACTTTAGGCTGGCTACATCTTCAAGCCAACCTGTGATCTTATCCACCATGTCTCGTGCGCTCATAATTAGAGCGGCCTTTTCTTCTTCACCCTCACGCAGAGTTCTACGATTCAATGCTGTGCGTAGAACTTCCATGGCCTCTTCTAAACTTTCTTTCTTAGCCATCTTAGTGGCTGTGGCATACATTACTTCTTCACCACGATCACCATAACGTTTGCTAAAGTCGCCTTTGACTTTCTTCATGCCTTTAACATATTTTTCACGCTTGCCTTCTTCATCCTTGCTAAGACTACGCTCTGAAATTGCTGTGGTTAACACATCTAAGAACATACGATCTTTATGATAGTCATTGCTTTCATAAACAGCATCAAATTCTTTACTGCTTTCAAAGCTGGCAATTTTATCCATAACACGATCACGGGCTACCTGTAACTGTTCTAAGGTAAAGCCATCAAGGTTTAATCTATAGCCAAACTTTTTAGCCATACTTTCATTAAGTGTTTTACTAGTCTTTGGATGCGAAAGGTCTCTAATCTGCATTTTTTAATTCCTAAAGGATCTATTTTTATTTATCAGAAATGTGTCTTGAACTCTGAGGCGATTTGCTCTTTGAATAGTCTGGACCTATGCTCACTAAGATCGTATCTATTATAAAGTATCTCTCGTTTTATAGGATCTTGAGTTCGTTTTATCTGTTCTTTGTATATATCTATGTCTACGTTATTGTAATAATATTTTCTATCTAAGTCTTTTATGCCTACATACAAATTGAAATTATTATGTTCATAAAACTTTGCTGCCAATAGTGCTGAACTTTTAGTATAAAAACTATCGATCACGTCTTGGCTTTTAATATAGCTTAAATTCCATTTATCTTGTTCACGCTTAATTCTAAACTTTTTATATGCTAGACTATTATCAGGAAGAACTGTAACTGGTAAGCTACGATCTAATTCCTGTTCTACATATTTCTTAAGTTCTTTAACCTTTGTAACCATTTGCTACCACTTTCGGATTATGTTCGCCTATTTTAATTACCAAACTTTTACGAATCATACCCTCAATTACGAATTGGTCATGTTCAGGAAAACTTTTTAAAGGGCGTGGCTGTCTTAGTCGAGGCAACATATCACGCTCTTCATTGGTCATAAAGATAGTAAACCTTTTTAAGACTTCACTGACTTTCATCTTAGTCCTGCAATACGCAGCATAGATTCTAATTCAGCACTTTCTTTAGGCATTTGACGCTGAGATTGTGCCAACTTTTGCGGATCTACTTTTTTACGATCAGCAGTTGCTTGGACACCCATAACATTATCTATATCTGCTTGAGCATCTGGAGTATTTGCCTGACCAGTCATAGTTGTTATTCCTGATCCCACAGGTCGTTGTGCTCTAATTGTTGCGTCACGACCCATTCTATAGCTGCTGTCATGTCCAATTACATTACCTTTGGCATCTTTAGTTTGTGATATATCCATAGGTCCTGCTTGATATCTTGTAGTAGTATGACCTGTAGCTGGGTCTTGTTTTTGACTCAGCCCTCCAATAGGCACAGTCCAATCACTTTCCTCAACTTGTCCATCACCGTATTGTCCAGTTTGTCTGTCTAATTTATTAAATCCTTGGTCATGAGCTTGAGCCATAGACATAATCTGTTGATCCATTTTTTGGATCAATGCAGGCAGCTCTTTGGCAAATTTTATAATGTTGGTTTGATCCTGCGGACCTAATTGTGCAAACTCTGGTGTGCGAACAAATTCATTAGCACTATTTAATAATTCTTTGAACACGTCAGTTAGTTGGGGTAACATTCTGATCATTTCCCCGGAGGCATTACGTAGACTACCTTGAATATTTACAGTGCCATCAGGGTTAGCAACTAATAACTGCTTCATTGCTTCTCTATCCTGTGGAGATATTTCAGGATCGCTCAACACGCCATTCACTGTGAGCTCTGTAGGAACCTTACTACCTGCGGGTTCTTGTTCTTCCAGCCCTGCTAACCGGCGTAATCTATGAACTAATAATTTGCTCATTTCATCATGATCCTCATCACCATGTATTGGGCTACGACTATCTCCTGGAGGAGCGAGAGCATCTTCTGTGCTGACAACTTCTTTATTAGTTAAATCGTCTGTGTCAGGAGAATCCATTTGCATTTTACCATCTGGAGTAGGTTTAAGACTACTTGGATCTACTTCTTGAGTAGTGCCATCTGGTTTAGTTAGAGTAGCTTTTTTAGTGGCAGGATCTACCTTGGTAATTTTTCCTACTGGAGCACCAGTAGTTTCTTTGACATCATCTTTTTTCTTAGGTGGAACACGAGGAGCAATAACTGTTTCTGATTCACGATCAGGATCAATATATCGTCTATTATACTTACGAGCCTTTACGCCCTTTTTGAATTCACTTAAAATTTCATCACGCTTCATGTTTTTTCCTTTAGACTGAGAGCACGGTCTTCTAAATCATACAAGTGTTGTCTTAGCTTGTCTATCCAACCCTGTGCCCTTAATACTTTAAACGCTATATTCTCAACACCAAACTCGCCTGTTTTTTCTAATCCTGCTCGTCGTAATTTACTTAATTCAGTTTTTACACTGTTAGCTTTGTCATAATCTTTTGACTTTAATGCTAGCTTAATTTTATTTAAGTAATTTTCTACTTTTTGTTCTACGTCTTCGTCCTTGATCTGAGCACGAACTGGCGCAGGTTCTTTGATCCACTGATCATCTAATACACTGTATATACCAGAACTAACATGTTTTTCGTCACTACTTTGAACATATAGTTCGACATCAATACCTTTTATTCTTATGTCATGATTAAAGTTATATTGATTCTTCTTGGCATCAAACAATGGTTTAAGATGAAACTCGGCGGCACGAGGAATATCTACTATAAGGTGTAGATCTAAGTCACTGTGTTCTGTATAGGTATAGGCAGCGTTGCTACCTGATATGGTAATATCTCGTAACCTAAGATTAGGGATGTCAATAAACTTTGCGAAATTTTCTGCAATTAGTAGCAGTTTATATCGTATAAGATGGTTTAATTTATTATTGGTAAAAAGTAACGGATTTAATTGGTCGTGAAACTGAACTGCTTGATCAACTATGCCCTCTTGGAATTCTTTTAGATACATTTATCATAATCACTTGGGTAACATACTAATTATCTTCCCGACCTCTCCATGTGTTAGGTATCCTGTTCCTACTAAAAAAGCAGCCACACCAATTGCTATGTATGTGCCTTTTGTTTTAAACTTTTCAAATGCTTCAATTTTAGCCATCATAGAGGCATGAGCTTCTTGATTAACCTTATCAGATTCTTTCATGGCAGCATAATAGTTATCACGATTAGTTCTGTATTCCACTAACATATCGTCTAACTTACGATCAAGTTGATCCCGTGTACGATCCAGACAATCATGCATGTCTCTCACATCTACCTTTAGATCATCAACTTTTTCAATAATATTACGAGTTTTTTCTTCAACTACTCCAACTCGTTCTTCAACAGAAGGTCCCGGCATCATCGCTCCAAAAAAAGTGTAGCCTAATCAATGCCTTATGGGTGCCTGTTAATATTATTATTTATTATTTAAAGTCAAAAATTATGTTGCGACCTAACACAAATATGGGTCTTTCGAATTTAACTGTTTCGGTAAGATTAGGAATATATGGCACATATTCAAAACTCTGTTTTAATTTATATAATGGATCATTATTGCGTTCAAATAAGCCTTCTAATTCCATTGTCCACTCAAAATACCAACAACTTTCTTTATCCATTCCAAAGATATTGGATGATATTTTTTTTGGAGGATGATCATAATAGATATTTCCATTTAGGCTTATTACACCTAAGACTGTGTCAAAATTTTGTTGTTGTAATCTTTCCGTATCAGAACGAGAACGATATGCTTTGGTTTCGGTTATATCTACTAAGGTATATAGGCTGTATATCATTGGTAGTATTTAACAGCCACAAAAAAAGCCTGGCATAAACCAGGCTTTAATTACTAATTATAAATTAGGCGTTGCTTACACCAAATAAACTTGTTAGTTCAGTTACTGTAGCACCACTAAAGTCATAGCTATCTACTGTACCTAAATGACGAATGCGAATTTGTAAAATGACTGCATCTAAAGCATGGCCGTCACCAATTACAATGAACTTGCCTGCTGTACCGCTTGATTCAAACATAGCAGCAGTAGTACCTAACTCACGTGTTAGAATATCTAATGCACTATCAATACCTGTTTTTGCTGCTAAACTTGCTCCGCAATCAACAATGAATGCTTTGAGCTGCATCTGGCTGTATAGAACGCCATGATTACGACCGCTGTTGCTAGTTAGCTGTGGATTAACTCTTGTAAAACTTGCCATAATATATCTCCTCGTTGGCAGAACCTACTCTCAATAGGCCTTTGTATACTTATTTACCAATCTGGTAAAAAATCCCTGAGTTATATATCAAAATGCTAAGAATAAATTACTTCGGTGTCCAACGACGACGGGGGACAAGTTTTACGTTGCCAAACTTTTTCTGCTTAGACCCATAACGAACATAGCCTTCACCGTTAGTGGCCCAAATTTCTCCACGTCCTTGCTCTACTTGGTTGATTATATTATCTTTAAGAGTCATAATCTTGCTAACCAACGTGAATATGGCATCAAGTGCTCCTTGGTTCTGAGCAAGTTTTTGTTCTATCTTACCTTGCTTGGGAGTGCTAACCTTACTGCTCTTAAGCCAACTTAGAAAGTTTGTAGTTCCTAAGTTATCTAACTGACGAGCCTTGGCTGTTTGATTCACATAGGTATATAGAATATTTTTAAGATCACCCAGTCCTGGAGTTTCTTGTAAGAAGCTATCTATCAATCTGGCATTAGTGGATAGGTCTTGTTCAACTTCATCTATTTTTGAAGTATCAAGCCCTACTGGGTTACTGTTATATACAGGACCTTGAACTATGACAAGAGGGTTTTGATTAAACATGGAAAAATCGTCTAATGGTTGCTGCTCACTGTCATCCATGCCAAATTCAGGAAAGTAGGCATGCCCTACTACCATGACCTGTGCATTGCCAATTTGTTTGCCTAATGGGCTTTGTGGATTAACATGGTAACAGGTTTGACTATTGGGATTAGGACAGAATGTATAATTACCCTCTGCATCAATCTGTGGACGACTTAAGAATAGTGCGTCAGCATAGACAAAACCAACAAAGTCGTCTGGAGTAGCCTGATCAAATAAAGGATATAGGCCCGCAAACTGCCGAGCAAATGCTATTCGAGACTTCTTTTCATCATCTGTTTTAGGATCGCCACTACCATAGGCAATAAACTTGGCCAGTTCTTTAGGGTTATCAGTCTTTGCTCCGCGACTCCAACCATTGTGTCCTGCTAATATTAGTGGACCGCCTTCTATTTCTCTACCCCAATATATTTGAGGATTACCATCCCATTTCATTCTAATACTCTGACTGCCTTCTTCGCTCATCATTTCTTTTATGTGTTCAAGTGCTTCAATAGTACCATTACTACCATAAAAGAACACAAGATCCTCTAGGTGATTGAAGGCACGACCTAATTTTTTTACTGTATTTTCAAATAGAAATTCTTTGGCTCTCATAGTTTATCCAACATACGACGGAACCATTCGTTAGTTCCTGTTCTAACTGGAGGTGTGCGTTCAACCCAGTTCTTATCCTGTTTGGCCGTGACCAACAAGGCTCTTGCTTGATCAGGAGGTAATGCTTTCATCACAGACTCTACACTATCTATAGCATTGCCGTCTTTAACGCCCACTAATTTTTCTGCTATCTCATCCCAATCATCAGCTACAAGCTCACCCTTTTTATTATCAGGAGTACGAATAAACAGTCCTTCCCAAGCACTGTAAACATAGCCCTTTTGTTTGGCCAATATGGCCAACATTAGTTGTTTGCTTACACCTTTATAGGGACTGCCCTTGGGTATGTTGTGTTGATGATAACGACTGACCTTAGGAACCTTACGAATACATTCAAGATCAACTTGATAAAACTGATCCTTAAATGGCACACGAACAAATACATTAACACCTGCCTGTGCAGTTTCGAATCCTAATTCATCAAAATAGTTTCTCAATGCACGACGATTAGCTGCTTCAAGTGTGTCTTTTTTATTACGACTTAGGTCAGGCTCAGCTTGGAAATGGTCTATGATATGATCCAAGTCCACCATAGTATCAACATCGCCGCTCCATTCTTCCGGACTTTTTTGAGGATCGGGGCGATATGTGCTGCCCACTGGAACTGCTGATAGACCTATTTGACTAAGAGCCTTGTCTACTATCTGCCTTACTGGTTCTACTAATCTTGGATCGATACGAGTTGTGTCAGGAAATATGGCATTGCCCTTAGATTCATTTATCATCTTTGCTTTCCTGTATACGTTTCATGCCACGTTTGAATTTGGCGGGTTCTTGTGTTTTAATAGCGTTGATGAACCTTCGTTCGATTTCTGCTGCTGTTTCCAAGTCATAGTGCTCCCGAATCAATCCTATGAGATTAATTGCACTTTCAATTAGGTTGCTGCCACGACTCTCAATCACTCGATCTTTATCACGACTAATGCCTAAATCACTTATTTCTTGTAGAATACTTCTGGTGCTTTTACGCATAATAAAACAGATTCCCTTTAATATATTTAACTCAAAGTGTCTTGGAAATTAACATATTATAGTATATAATGCTGCGACGCCGCATAAATACATAGTGTACACATATATAGAGGAAAAATCAATATGACTATATCACAATTCATGCTCAATATCCTTGAGCGTCTAGCTGAAATGTTTCCACAAGATTCGTATCAGTCTAGATTAGAAAACTACCTAAGCAAAAAAAGCATTACAGATGCTGCTACTCTTGAATGCTATATAAAAGAGTATGAATATAATTCCCATAAGGAGAACTAACAATGATAAAATCTATTTTATTGGCGATCTTTCGTGCCCTCGAGCGTAGTGGTCAAGCCCGTGCTCGTAGATTCCTAAGCCTTCATAAAGGAACTTCACAATGAAATATATTACAATGATGCGTGAAGTATTATGCCAAGCCTTACTGGCCAGCCATCTCACTCGTAGAGGTCGTTGGCAGAGTGCTGCTAAATTGATGGTGAAATAACATGTTAGGAACATTTTTAATAATAGCTCTATTTGTGTTTATTGCATTTCTTGATGAAAAGTTAAAAACTATAAAATCAAATAGAGACGCACTATTAGGTGAGGAATGGGATTTTACAAAGCCCATTTCCAAGAAATAATGTTGACTTAATAAATAAAAACTATATAATAAACACACAGGGAGAAAACTATGTTTAATCAACCAGAATTATTCATTGACACTGTTCAGAATGCTAAGAAGCAGTGGGTTCAAAAATGTGTTCGTAATGAAGATATTAAGAACAACTGTCATATCTATATTGACGCACAGTCAAAGTTTTTAAAGACAGCATTGACAGTGGCAGGTGGTATTGCTACCATTGTAGGCCACGAAATGCTGAACACAAAGATTGAAAAAATGTTTAATCCTTTTGGAATAGACTTTTTCAAAGCAGGCTGGGATGCCTGGGCAGATGCTAACAGAGAAGCCTATGCTAAAAAATCCTAAAAAGACATACACACATAAGGAGATTACTATGTCAAATGATTACACACCTAAAATGCCCGAAGTTAAATTTAATAAAAACGGCTACGAAATTCGCACAGAGATTCTTGGTATGGCTAAAGATCTTGTTCAAAGCGAATACACTATGAAATTTCAGGGTTGGGAAATGTCAGCCAAGCGTGACGAGAAGAATGGTCAAATCGTTACCACTGTAGGCATGCCTGAGTTTCCTGGATTAGATAAAGTTCTTGAAACTGCTCAAAAGATGTATGACTTTGTTAATGCAGCAGGACAAAGACGATAAGTTACGCATAGCGTCAATATCAAAGGGCCCTATGTGGCCCTTTTTAATTTGATTTTTCTGTATATTCTGCCTTGTCCCAGTTAATAAGGAATTTGGCCTTCCAGTTATTTTGTTCAAATCCACGAAGATGTTGCCATTTGTCTTTGTTAGCTAAAATTTTAGCAGCAGCATCTATCCAATCTGTATGCCTTATTTTTATATCAAATAAAATCATCATATCGATAAATTTATGATAATCTAAATTATCATATTCTATGTGAATAATTTCAAAAATATTACCATCGTTATCTATGCTGTCTAGTGCAAAATCGAATCCCCATTTAGCTTTTGTTTTAATAAGTAAATTAGCCTGTGGAATGGTTCTCATCAAATGCTGTAGCTGTCTTAAAGCTTCATGATCGTATTTGCATCGCTGCAAAATTACACAATGATCTACTATTAGATTTTTATTTTCACTAACAAACCAAGTTTGTTGAAAACAATTATGATTTAAACAACCAGATAGCGGGTATCCCATTTTATGATAATAAGCCTGTTCTGCTGAATTTAGTTCAAACCCATCTTTATCGTAATAAAGAAAGTCTTCCTCTCTAAAATTATTGATGGGCTTATCGCATATAAGATGGCTTAAAACTCTTATATCTAGCCTTTTAAGCATTTAAGAAATACTTACATAAGTGTTACCAGGCTGAAGTATTATTCCGTATAATTTATAACTTTCCGGAATATATCCAGCTGGCGGAGAATCGGGTTCTAAGTTAATAGATACCATTGTATAGTCCACATCAACTAAAAGGCTAAGACTAGCTCCAGTTTTAAAACTGGTAGGCTGACTGATAGCATTTCTTACTCCGAACCAAAAAACTTTTGGAATATTTCCTATTACATTGATAGTTTGACCAAAAGTGATTGCTTGATTGCCTAAAACTGTCACTGATGATTCAAACCCTGTACCGTTAATTATATCTGCTCTAGTGGGCGGAATAGACGTACTACTTGTAAATATCCAAAAACTAGGGTAAGTAAAACTCGCTGAAATGCTAGGATCAGTTGTATTCAATTGTGCAGTATAACTTGTACCTGTCACAGTTGAAGGTCTTGTAAAAGTACTAGTTAGTAATAATGATCGAGAAGTTGCGGTATTATTTTTATGTATAGCATTGGTAAAATTAAATGTTCCTGACCCTGAACTATTAGTTACTGATCCACCTGTTGGTGTAACTACATGAGCGACATTAGCATTATTTGTTAATCCGCTATGGCTGACCGTATAAGAAGTACTAGCATAGCTTTGCAAGAATGTATTGCCAGTAAGATCGCTCATTACAATTGAATTAGTAGGAGTAGCCCAATTTATAGTTAAACTAGCAGTAGATGCAGTATAATTTACAGTAGTCGTTCCGTTAAAATAGCTAAAATTAATTAAAAAAGTATTAGATCCGCCTGTAATACCAGATGTACTACTAGGTCTAATATAACTTACTCCAGCAAAAACTGTAAATGTCTGTGTCCAATCTACGCCTCCTCCTGGAATAAGACTCTTTGAACTGGCAGTAAAAGTATTTAAAGCACTTACAGTTCCTGTTTGAGCTGTGACACTAACTACATCATTTATATATTGTGTAGTAAAGTCACTAGGATTATCAACAACAGCAGTAAACGAAGTTACAGGCTGATCCCAATTCAAACTTACACCCGGTAAAGTTGTTGCTGTTAATAATGGAGTAAATGTTGCTAATTCTAATCTTAATAGATTGTTGTAAAAACTTGCTGTTCTAACATTATAGGTTACAGAAGATTCTGTATAACCAGTTAGTGTTTTATAATTTCCAGAAGTAGAAAACACTAGAGGACTTAATACACTTTCACTGAGAGTAATATTAACATTGCCCTCTGCGTCTGTGGTTACAGATAGACCTCCTGATCCTAAAAACTTAACCGTTTCTCCTGCCGAAACAGTTCTTTGCACACTGTCATCCCCGGCTATTTTAAAATCATACTCGGGAGGACGATGATTTAGGTCATAATAATTATTACTAATTGTAACAATATTTTCGGTACCATTGACATTAGTTTTAATAAAAAGTCTACCGTCATATGTGTTAACGGCTAACTCTCCAAGGACAAGGTCACCTGGTTGAGGTAACCTTCCTGGAACACTTGATCTTTTTAGTTTTAATAAATTACTCATTAATTAGAAAGTACCGCCATCAAAGTCCCCGTAGGCTAATTGAGCTCCTCCAGATCCATCATCGATAACCTGTAGTAATTTTCCTATTGCACCTACAGCCAACTTGCTAAGACTTCCACCTACGTTTCCATATAATAGATCATATGACGAATAAGTAGAGAATCCTGTTCCACCATAGCCTGCTTGTACTGTACTTCCATTCCAAGTACCAGTAGTAACTGTTCCCAGTGTTACAATAGTATTTTGTCCAGCATATGTACTAGCAATATCTACAGCATCTGCACTAATAGTAATTCTATCTGTGGTTCCTCCTACAGCGATTACTCCGTTGGTATAAGTTAAGCCGTCCCCAGCTACTGTGCTCTTTAGTTGGAGGTTGTCTGCACTGATTTCAATACCTCCTGTAGCACTATTAACATTTACTGCTAAGGTGTTTCCAGTTTTACTTAGACCGTCGCCTGCTACGATCTGCCCTGCTCCAGTGAACTGAACAAATGTGATTGGATCTGTACCTACTATTATTGGATTATTAGTACTGATAACAAATCCACAATCGGCATTTACTGTGCCTTCTTCTACGAAGAAAAACACACCAGCAGTAACTTCGGCAGGCTCGTCAAAATCAAGAGCTCTTGTCCATGCACCATTAGCAACAACATATACACCGTGTTCATCTTCATTGCCACTACCTTGATCTTTGACAAGAACACGATTACCAACTGTAAGTGCTACACCATCTATAGTTTGCGTATTACTTAGAGTAATCGGTCCTGTGGTTGCAACACGAACGCTTGCTTTAGGATCTAATCCAGCAGCTCGTTGGTCAACATATTCTTTTGTGGCAGCATCATTAGCACTGGTAGGAACTCCTACATTAGTTATACGGGCTGTGTTTACATCTACCGTACCAGTTCCATTTGGATTAAGACTGATGTTACCATTGCTATTTGTGCTACTAATTTCATTGCCATCAATTCTAATATTATCTACGTCTAATTGTTGTAGACCTGCTAGTGATAGATCAGTTGAACCTAAGTCTAATACTGTGGTTCCTAATGTTATACTCTTAGCACTAACTGCTCCGGTAGTTACTGTAAAGTTGTTGGTGTCAAAGCTTGCAATACCTTTTGTAGTTGTAGTAGCATCATCTATTGCTACATCACCAGCTGTTACTGTAAAATAGCTACCGCTAAAACTAGCAATACCTTTATTAGTATCACTAGCATCTTCTCCTGCTACAGTTATAACTGTTCCCGCATGAGTAATATTAAGACCTTCTCCTCCAAGTATACTAAATGTGTTGCTTGAAGGTGTCATTAGTCCTGAATCTGTTGTCACACTTTGTACAACATCACCAGCAAGTACAACATCACCAGCTGTTACTGTAAAATCAGCACTGCTAAAACTTGCAATACCTTTATTAGTGCTACTGGCATCTTCACCAGCGATTGTAATAGTTGTTGTAGAGTGTGTAACATCTAAACCTTCACCGCCTAGTATACTAATACCATGACTAGCGATAGTTAAAGCACCGCTATCTGTAGTAATTGCTTTAAGAACAGTATCTTCTAAGCTTACAGCACCACTGGCTACATCAAAATCATCTGTGTTAAAACTAGCGATACCTTTTGTAGTTGTGGTAGCATCTGATACACTTATAGCAATTTGATTATTGCTTACAGTTGTGTTTACTGGATCTGTACCTGTAATCGATAGTGTATCTGTTAATAGGTTTACTGTATCTGTGCCACCTGTATCACCGGATATAGTTAAACTTGTGCTGATAGTTTGAAAACTAACTGTACCACTACCATTAGTAACAAGTGCTTGACCGCTTGTTCCATCTGCTGTGGGCATTGTATAGGCACCAATCGTCAGTGTTCCACCACTTACTAAGGTGTTAGAATTAAGTGTTATAGTCGCAGTACCAGCTGGATCTAATGTTATTCCGCCAGTTGTCGATCCTATTGTATTTCCACTTATTGTGATATTACCAGTTGAAATTTGTGTAGGATTAACAATAGTTGTGTTAGTACCGTCTGTAAATGTTATACCAGTTAAACTAGTTACATCAAAATTTGGAGTAGTAAAACTAACTGCCCCTGTGTTAAAGTTCACAGAAAATAAATCGCCTACTCTAAAATTTCCTGCCTGGTCAACACTATTATAATAAACTTTACCGCCTGAAACTTCAATTACTTCATCAGCCTGGACTACAGTAGCAGCATTATTTGATAAATCATATCCAGTACCAATATAAGCAAAGTTATGTGCCATTAGATGGATGAATACATCATCACCATCTGCTTTTACACCCTTATTACCGTAGACGTTGGCTCCTGAAATGGCACGCATTTCAGCACCAAATTCTTTACGATCATATCTTGTTATAGTAGTCGCTGTGGCTCCTGAACCTAAACCTGTAATACTTGTTGGTGTAAAGTCCTCTCCTTCTAGTGTATCAACCTTTCCATCAAGAACTAGTGTATTACCAACTACTGATTCTACAGTAAGGTCAATAGTAGTGCTGCTTCCACTTATAATTCTAACAACCTCATTACTGAAAGTTCCTGTTACTCCACTAAGTGTTACATAAGTTTTTCCATCGCCAGCACGACCGCTTGCTCCTACTAGACCTTCTACAGCTAGATCAGCGAAGTAAGTAAAACAGTTAAGCCATTCTACACGAGCACCATTAGTCATAATCAATGCGCGGCTATTAGGTACAATAAATGTACACTCATTAAATAACATTGCAGCTTCAAGACTAGCACGAGTTACCCTGCTGCCATCGACATAAACGCCACGACCTGCATCACCACTAACAAACCCGTAAGGATCACTGCTGCTTGTTGTAGAACCCTTGTTTAATACTGTAACACGTTGTACATAAGGACTGCGAGCTGTTATACTGACATTTGCCTGTGTGTTGAATCTAAAAGCATAACCAGTATTATTAACCGAATTATAGAACATGTCTTTTACAGTTAACTCTTCAACTGTGGTTTCCCCGTTTAACAAAAAACAGTCTAGATCATCTGTAGCCAATGTTGGTTTAATTGTAGTACTACGGATTCCACTACCTTTGACCTGTACACCCGTTGGTACGACCAATGGAAATGTTTCTGTATACTCACCTGGAAGAATCATAACTGTATCACCAGCTGTTGCTACACTTAGGGCATAGGCAATAGTCTGGAAGGCACCTTGCATGGTACGTCCATTATTTGTATTAAGTCCGTTATCATGACTTACAAAATAAGTATCACCATTGTAAGTTAATAGATCGATACCATTAATTAAAACTTTACCAGTCCCATTAGTTGATAATTCTATGTTACCGTTAGAACCTTCATTAATTTTAATGAACCCACTAGCAGTTCCATTATTGGTGCTTAGTGTTAAATCACTGGCACCATTGGTTGTGAAGGTAAAATCATTGTTACTAGTACTGGCTACAATCTTTGTTGTCTGAACATTTACAGTACCAGTTCCGTTAGGACTGAAAATAATATTACCATTATTATTTGTTGAACTTACAGTATTACCATCAAGACGTAAGTTATCTATATCTAATTGAGTCAATCCTGCTATAGTTGTACTACTAGCTCCTAACTCAATTTCAGTTGTACCAATTGTAACACTATCATTAACAAGTTGTGCGTTACTCACACCAGCATTTTTGATTGTAACATCGCCTGCTGTTACAGTAAAACTAGCAGTATTAAAGCTGGCTACACCTAAAATAGCACTAGTGGCAGTATCTACACTTATGGTTACTTTGTTGGTGCCAGTGGTTGTATTAATTGCACCTGACCCTTCAAAATTTAGAGCTTCAGTTAGTAAGTCGATAGTTTCTTGAGCGCCAGAATCTGCTGTGAAGTCTAATTGTGTGCTAGGTTCTGCCCATACTGCTTCATTGGTACCATTTGTAGTTAGAACATAACCGTTAGTACCTGCACCGCGTGGTAAAGTCCAAGTATTAGCTATAGAAACTTTGCCGGTTCCATTTGGATTAAGATCTAAATTACCATTAGTATCTGTTGTACTAATAGTATTCCCGTTGAGGTCAATATTATCAACTTTTAAGTTGTCTACTTTACTATCGGCATTAGTAATAATTGCTGAACTAGCTGTTAATTCACCTTTGACATGGTCCATCATGTCTGTGAAATACTTTCCACCTACAACTATAGGAGCTGCTGTTGTTGCATTGAGGTTGTCTCCTGCCCCCATACCCCCAATAAAGACCCTATCACCATTATTTGTCTGTAATCCACTGCCAAACGTAACGGCTATTTCGCCTGTATTCAGTGAAGTAGGTGCGTTTGTGCCGCTACTACGTTTAACTTTTAAGATTGATGCCATCTATTTTGCTCCAAGTTTTTTAAAAAAATCCGCCATCCATTGTTACCGTTTGTTGATTTAGCTCCACGGTCGCTACCCATTTATTTATGCTGGCATTATAAACTAATACACTGCCGTCATCGGGATCCACTGCTATTACATCTGTTAAATAGCCTAATTTATTTTGATTATCTACATAGGGTAAAAGGTTCCAAGGACGAATTCCATCCCCTATTTTAAATTTACTGGTATCTAATTCAACACAAAGCTCACCTTCTGCTATAATTGGATTCTGGGTACTCCATTGTGTAGCGTTTCCTCGTCTAAGTTGAATTTGTATAGCCATTAAATATGCCCCGCATCTATTGGATTTATTCCGCCGTAAATTGAATCCGGACGCCCCCCATCTATATTAAATCCTATAAAATCTGTATTAATATTTACGTCTACACTACCTGCACCACTATCAGATACTGTAACTCCAGTTCCTTTGAAATTCATTGTATTGACGTTGGTAAAATGCGTGGATCCTTCGTCATAAACCTGTAATGTACCTGCGGTTTCACTGGTATCATCTATGGCAGGAGCCCATTTTGTACCATTCCATTTGAGCACATAACCCACAGGAATAGGGCTGGAAGTATCGATATCAACACTGGCTAAATCTGGTAAATCTGGTCCTTCTATAGTAATATTACCTTCACTATCACTACTAGTAGTGATACCTTGAGATCCTGAAATTTTTACGGTTTCGCCGTTTTCAATGGTTCTTGATACACTGTCGTCGGCTGAAATATTCCAACTTGAAGTTTTGAGATAACCCTGATTTAAAACAAACTGCTCACTGGCTAGTCCATTTAGAGCAGAGCTATCAATAAATCCCGAATCATTGACTAAGTCACTGGTATTAACTGGTATACTTGGTTTATTGGCAAGATCGTCGTAGTCTCCACTAAACCCATCTATAGTAATATTACCTTCACTATCACTGCTGGTGCTTATTCCAATGCCGCCAATAAATTTAACAACTTCACCTGAACTTATTTCTTTCTGCGTACTATCATCAGCTGCTATACTGAACTTATACTGTTCTGGTTTGTTACTGAGATCATTATAATTACCACTAAACCCACTTATTTTTAAAGTCTGATATGGACTTGCGTTTGGGTCAGTGGTTATTGATATTCCCTGTCCAGCTTCAAATCTTATGGTATCTAATCCGGTGGCAACAAGGTCTTGTTGGCCATCTACTTTCCAATACTTAAAGGTACTGTTCATTTGTACCTTTACTTCTCCATTTCCTAAATCTGTTAAATCAAAAGCACTTTCAGTATCAAACCTAAGAGCCTTAACATTTGCAGTCTGTTCAGTGATTGTTCCTAGCGGATCAATTAAACTTACTGTTAGTCCAAGTCCATTAATGGTTATATTACCTTCACTATCACTGCTAGTTGTGATTCCAGTACCGCCTATGAACTTGATTGACTCTCCAGAATTAATTAATCGTTGAGTGCTATCATCAGCAGCAATGCTAAATTTATACTGATCTGTCTTGTCTAATTTGTTTGCTAATCGATCTAATATAGTTGTGCTAAAATTAGCATCACTGCCCAATGCATCAGCTAATTCTTTTAGTGTATCTAAAGTTGTAGGAGCACTGTTAATTAGGTCTGCTATTTCTTGATCCACATAGGTAATGGTCGCATATGGAGTCAAATCATATGTAGTTCCTGTGATAGTTATGTTACCTTCGCTATCACTACTGGTAGTGACTCCATTAGTTCCTATAAACTTAACTGTTTCTCCTGTTTGTATGCTAATTACAGTGCTGTCATCGGCAGCAATATTAAGTTTATATTCGGGTGGAATGTATGGCCTATTAGTAAGACTATTATAATCACCATTAAAGGCTGTGCTGGCTAATTGATACAGAGATAAGTCTGGACTGTCTGTTAAATCGTTATAACTTCCACTGAATCCTGTTATTGTAACTATGCCATTAGTATCTACTTGTGTATTAATACCAGTGCCACCTTTGAATTGAATAGTGCTATTACGAAGTATTTCTATAGTAGTGCTATCATCAGCAGCAATATACAATCTATACCTATCATTAATATCTAATTTATTACCAAGTGTAGTGATAACATTAGAGGCAAAATTAGCATCGTCATTTAAGGCAGCACTAAGTTCATTTAAAGTGTTAAGTAAATCAGGTGCTCCATCTATTAGGTCTGTAAATTTTGTATCTACATAGTTTGTAGTGGCAAATGGACTTAGGTCTGGTCCAGTTAATGTAATATTACCGTCCGGATCCACTACCGTAATAATATTACTGGTTCCACTAATTTTAATCGTTTGTCCGTTGTTGACCCTTACGGTGGTAGAATCTTGACCAGCAATATAAAAATGGCTGGCACTTTCTTGTATCGTATTATCTGGGAATCTTACACTTGTTCCGAAACTTAAAACTCCTCCAACATTTGATATTGTAGCTCCTGCAATATTGATACTTCCTGGCCCAACATAAAGTGTATGCCAACGTTGACTAGTCGAACCTAAATAATAACTATTATCGCTAGAAGGTAAAATGGTGCCTGAGGTTATTCCAGTGGTTGTTAAATTACCTATGGTTATATTATTTGTAGTAATGTTTCCACTGTCGGTAACACTATCTAGTGTACTAGTGGAACCACTGATTGTAATATTACCCTCACTATCACTAGCTGTGGTAATACCGTTGCCGCCTATTATTTTAATTGTTTCACCATTATTGACTTCAATTGCGGTGCTGTCATCGGCAGCAATATTAAAATTATATGGTCTAGGCTTATTAGTAAGATCATTATAATCGCCGCTGAATCCATCAATTGTTATAGTGCCTTCATTATCAACAGAAGTTGTAGTACCTGTTCCTCCTTTGATCTGTAAAGTTTCACCTGAACTTATTTCTTTCTGTGTACTATCATCAGCTGCTACACTGAACTTATATTGTTGATCTTTATCTAATTTGTTAGCTAATGAATTTAAAACTGTAGTACTAAAATTAGCATCACTGCCTAGTGCATCAGACAACTCTTTTAAGGTGTCCAAGGTTGTAGGAGCACTATTAATTAAATCAGCAATTTCTTGATCTACATATTCTGTTGTTGCATAAGGACTTAGATCATATGTGGTACCAGTTATAGTGATATTGCCTTCTGCGTCAGAAGCAGTTGTAACACCGTTACTACCTATAAACTTGATTGTTTCATCTTTGCCTATAGTTCTTTGAGTACTATCATCTGCGGCTACATTGAATTTGTACTGTTGAGTTTTATCTAATTTTTTATCTAATTCTTGATCAACGTATGCCTTAGTAGAATAAGGACTCAGATCGTAAGTAGTACCAGTAATTGTTATATTGCCTTCTGCGTCAGAAGCAGTTGTAACACCGTTACTACCTATAAACTTGATAGTTTCATCTCGTTTTATTGTTCTTACAGTACTATCATCTGCGGCTACATTAAATTTAATATTATTAAGATTGTTTAGAACATTGGAGGCAAAATTAGCATCATCATTGAGAGCCTGTGATAATTCGTTGAGTGTATCTAATAATTGAGGGGCACCGTCGATAAGATTATTAAACCTTGTATCTACATAAGATGTTGTAGCAAATGCACTAATATCAGGACCTGTTATAGTAACAATACCATTGGCATCAGTAGCAATACTGATATTAGTGGAACCTATAAATTGTATAGTTTGATTGTTATCTATACGTCTTACGGTGCTATCATCTCCTGCAATATTCAGATATAAGTCAGGTCTATAATTAAGATTTGTATAATCTAGATAGTAAGATCCATCAAACCCATCTAATGTATCGGCATCAGTACCACTTCCTCCCACAGTTGCATCAGCAGCAGGACTCCATTTAGCTCCGTCCCATTTAAGAACATATCCTGTAACAGGAATTCCTGAAATTTGAACATCGGATAAATCATTTAAGCTTACAGGAACATCTACTGTTAGAGCATATGGTGTTAGGTCTGGGCCTGTTATAGTAACTTTTCCTTCGCTATTGATAGTAGTCGAAACATTACGAGTTCCTATAATCTGTAGAGTTTCATCTTTTGAAATTAAAGCTGTGGTACTATCATCTGCGGCTACATTGAATTTGTACTGTTGAGTTTTATCTAATTTTTTATCTAATTCCTGATTAACATAAACTTGTGTAGAATAAGGACTTAGATCATATGTGGTACCAGTAATTGTTATATTACCTTCACTATCACTTGCTGTAGTTACTCCATTAGTTCCTATAAACTTGATTGTTTCATCTTTGCCTATAGTTCTTTGAGTACTATCATCTGCGGCTACATTGAATTTGTACTGTTGATCTTTGTCTAGTTTGTTTGCTAATCGATCTAATATAGTTGTGCTAAAATTAGCATCACTGCCCAATGCATCAGCTAATTCTTTTAACGTATCCAATGTAGCAGGGGCACTGTTAATTAGGTCAGCTATTTCTTGATCCACATAGGTTGTTGTTGCATAAGGGCTCAAGTCGTAAGTAGTACCAGTTATAGTGATATTACCTTCGCTATCACTACTGGTAATTACTCCATTAGCTCCTATAAACTTAACTGTTTCTCTATTTGATACTTGTGTCGTAGAACTATCATCAGCAGCAATATTCCAATAATAATCTGGAGGAATATAAGGCAAGTCTGTGAGTTGATTGTAGGAAGTTACTAAAATTGGTTTATCAGAAAGATCATTATAGCTACCTCCAAATCCTGATATAGTTATGTTACCTTCAATATCACTAGCTGTACTAATACCAACACCACCTACGAATTTAATAGATTCACCTGAATTAACTAATCGTTGTGTGCTATCATCTGCTGCTACAGAAAACTTGTATTGTTGATCTTTGTCTAATTTGTTACCTAGGCTGCTAATAATATTACTGGCAAAGTTAGCATCATCATTTAAAGCTTGTGCTAGTTCATTCAAGGTGTCTAATAACTGTGGAGCTCCATCAATGAGATTGTTTATTTGTGTATTAACAAAGCTGGTAGTAGCATAAGGACTTAAATCTGGCCCAGTAATGGTTAAATTACCTTCACTATCTACTACGGTTGATATACCACTTGTCCCACTTACCTTAACACTTTCTCCATTGTTAATACGAACAACAGTAGAATCTTGACCTGCTAGGAAAAAATGAGGAGCTGTTTCTTGTATACTTAAATCTTTAAAAACTATTCCTGAATTTAGTGCTATATTTCCGTTATAATTTGATATAACAGCACCAGCAATATCTACACTGCCAGGGCCAACATATAAAGAATGCCAACGATTTGTCTGTGATCCTAAATAATATATGTTATTAGAAGCAGGATTTATATCACCTGTGGTAGTTATAGATCCTACATTAATACTGTTTGTGGTTGTGTTACCTCTATCGGTCACAGAATCAAGATCATCTAAGTCGATGTGTATAGTAACGTTTCCTTCAGCATCAGTAGAAGTTGTTATTCCACCTGACCCTGCTAACTTAATTGTTTCTCCAGATCTTATTTCCCGTTGTGTACTATCATCTGCTGCTATACTGAACTTATATTGTTGATTTTTATCTAGTTTGTTAGCTAACTGATTCAATATAGTTGTGCTAAAATTAGCATCACTGCCCAATGCATCAGCTAGTTCTTTAAGTGTATCTAAAGTTGTAGGAGCACTATTAATTAAATCAGCAATTTCTTGATCCACATAGGTAATGGTCGCATATGGGGTCAAATCATATGTAGTTCCTGTGATAGTTATGTTACCCTCACTGTCGCTACTTGTACTAACACCGTTAGTTCCTACTATTTTAACAGTTTCTCCGCTTGAGATTGTTCGTTGTGTACTATCATCTGCTGTAATATTCCAACTATAAGTTCCAGCAAGATTTGGTTTATCAATTAAATCATTATAACTACCAGAAATTGCCACAGTGGCAAATGCGGGCTTGCCTGTTATATTATTCCAGAGTAAATTAGATAAAGTAATAAATCCACTATCGTTAGTTAATTCATTAGTTGTTGTTGGTATAGTTGGCTTATTAGTTAAATCATTGTAATTACCACTGAATAAAGAGGGTTTATTTTTAATAAAATCCAAGGCACCGGTGTTTGTTTGGTTCCAATCACTTTGTATCTGAGCTGCTGGAATGGTTGGTTTATTAGTTAGATCATTGTAATTGCCACTGAATAAAACAGGCTTGTTAGTTAGGTCATTATAACTTCCACTGAATAGTGCAGGCTTATTCAATAGGTCTGTATAACTGCCTGTAGTAGCAACTGTGGCAAACGTTGGCTTTCCTGTGATATCATTCCAGGCTACCGAGGATGAACCACTATCTGTCCCATTTACCCAATTAGTGCCATTATATTTTAATACTTGACCATTACTAGGACTTGTTATGATAACATCAGTAAGACTATCTAAATTACTAGGAATAGACGGTTTATTTTTTATGTAATCTAATGATGTAGTGTTAGTTTGTAACCAGTCACTTTGTATTTGAGCAGCTGGAATAGTTGGTTTATTAGTTAAATCATTATAATTACCACTGAATAAAACAGGTTTATTCAGTAAATCTGAATAATTACCAGTAGTGGCTACTGTGGCGAATGCAGGTTTGCCTGTGATATCATTCCAATCCACTGACGATGAACCACTATCTGCTCCGTTAACCCAATTAGTGCCATTATATTTTAATACTTGACCATTACTAGGACTGGTAATAATAACATCAGTTAGGCTATCTATATTAGTAGGAATAGACGGTTTATTTTTTATGTAATCTAATGATGTAGTGTTAGTTTGTAACCAGTCACTTTGTATTTGAGCAGCTGGAATAGTTGGTTTATTAGTTAAATCATTATAATTACCACTGAATAAAACAGGTTTATTCAGTAAATCTGAATAATTACCAGTAGTGGCTACTGTGGCGAATGCAGGTTTGCCTGTGATATCATTCCAGGCTACCGAGGATGAACCACTACCTGCTCCGTTAACCCAATTAGTGCCATTATATTTTAATACTTGACCATTACTAGGACTTGTTATGATAACATCAGTAAGACTATCTAAATTACTAGGAATAGATGGCTTGTTCGTTAAGTCATTATAATTTCCTGAAGTGGCTACCACAGACAGAATTGGTTTATTAACAAGGTCACTATAACTTCCTGTTGTTGCTACTACAGCAAGATTAGGCTTATTAGTTAAATCTATATAGTTTCCGCTGAATAGAGCAGGCTTGTTATCTAAATCATTATAGTTGCCACTAAAAATGTAGGGTTTGTTAGTGAGATCAGTATAGCTACCTGAAACAGCAACAGTAGCAAAGGTAGGTTTACCAGTTATATTATTCCATGTCAGCGTAGATAGTGTAATGTAACCACTATTATTTGTTAATTGACTAGTGCTTGTTGGGATAGTTGGTTGGTTACTGAGATCATTATAATTACCGCTGAATCCACTAATAACTTGATTATTAATCGTTATAGTTGTGCCATCTATCTTGACACCGCCCTTAACTGTGGTACTGGCAGTAGGAAGTATGTAGCCAGAGCCACCGCCACCGCCACCTCCTGAATTTAAAATTATGCCTCCAGGAGTTGCTCCATCTCCTACTCTAAGGGTATTATCCACATGATAATACCAAAGAACACCTTCTTTCTCGACTCGGGTATCACCGTCGTCGTAATTTCGCCTACTGGTAAAGAAATCCTGGGTAAAGCTCATTGTCGCTCCTTACCAGTATTTATCAGTAGTGTTAAAGGTTATTTTTGCTGTTGTGACTCATAGACAGCAGTGATTTCCTTAAAATCTTGACTGAGATCATACACTGTCTTGTCTTCATTGATATGAGCTGGATTACCTGCTTCGTCGCCAAAGCCGTCGGATGGACCGTTTTCGCTGTCTGCTCCGTTGTTGTCCAGGATTTGGTTAAGCACTGCGCTGCGTTTGCCTGACTTATGCTTTTCTAATTCTAATAGCTGCTGTCCAGGAAATACCCAAACTGGATCTTCGGGCAGCTCGCCTTCATTATACATAGCGTCCTTGGGACTAACTGATGTAGTAGATACTTGCGGATCACCGCCGCCACTGGGTATAGTGATATTGATTGGAATATTGATAGTTACAGTTTTGTCTTCTGCTAAAAAGTCACGAGCTCTCATATGCTTATTTATAGTTATTCTGTACGGTCTTTATTATCAATATGCGGCTTCTACTATGCGGATATACTTACGATACATTAGGCAAGTTCCTTGATAGTAAAGGCAAACCATACATCTAGTTTATTAGCATTATCTACACGCTTCATACACAATGTTAGCATATTTGGTGTAGCACCGCCTTTTAGTGTTGCTGGGCCTTCATCATCGGCTGAGTTTTTACCAATGATAATACCACTGTGTCGCATGTGTGTTCCTGCGGGAACTGTGAATGTATTGCCTTGATTGCTGGAATATTGATCCTGATAAACCCTGTATTGTGTCTTGGTGCCTGCGTTGGTCCAGGCAGGTATGGCCGCACCTGAAATAGTTAAAGGACCTTCATACCATTCATAGATGATAGTGCTTTGATTAGCATTGTTATTGCCAATTTCGTATTCTGTAATTTTTACAAGATCTGCTACTGTTGTTCCTGTATCTGTAACACGAATGCTAATAACAGGACGCATAGTGTTGTCCATGGTCCAGCCACGGTTAGTATTAGTGGCGTGATTGTTAAAGGAAAAGTTTTCACCAGCATCTTCATCAACTATGACTGTAATAACATCTATGATAGTAGCAGTAACCGTACCATCTACTGTGATACTGCCACCACCGTCGTCTATGCTTAATGTTGAACCATTGTCTGTTACTGCCACAGGTTGATTAACACTCACAGTTCCATCTACTGTGATACTGCCACCACCATCGCTGATAACAGCATTAATGTTTTCTAAGGCTGATAATGTAGTAGCACCCAACTCCACTGTTCCAGAAACTGTGGCAGATACACTACCATCTACTGTTATTGATCCACCATTGTCTGTAATAGGATATGTTGCTGGAAAGTTTGATACTGATACTGAACCATCTACAGTAAGGCTACCGTTGTTGTCCGTTACTGCCACAGGTTGATTTACTGTGACTGTGCCGCCTATGGGCATATAAGGAACATTTAATAGACCACTTGTGCCCACTTCAACTATGTGGTTATGTATGGGATTTTCTGGAGTTGAATCTACTGTTACAGTTCCAGGAATATTAACATCACCTTCGATAACGATGTTGCCGTCAAAGGTGGTTATAACTCTTAGAGCAGGCTTACCATCCTCACGGTAGTCCATGGCATAATGAAGGCTATAAAGATGACTTTCTTGAGGATGACTATAATTTGTAGAATTGTTTTCTAATCGACTCATTGTTTAGGCCCAAGGCCTACCAGCTTGTAGCCCACCTGTGTTAGCATTATTTTCTAAGGTGTTGTCTGCTTTATATTTTGTGGGCAATTGACTAATGTCAGCAGTAGTATCTAAGTATCTACCTGGTTCTACAACATTTCTATCTATCCTATCTTGTCCTGCCAGAGCCAGTTTAGCTTCTTGTCTTAGTTTTTTATTGGCCAAAGTTGAAATACCATTCGCAGCCATTATGGTCTCCATTGGGCAGCAGGATACATGCTTGGAGCATCTGTTCTAATATCAGCAGGATGCTTACTCTTGTGAACATCATCACCACTGGCTAACACAGCATCAACATCAGCATACTGTGGATTAGGCTCGTTGGCCAACACGCTCATAGGATTGTCCTGTGGAAGCAGTCCTGCTATTTGACGCAGTCTTGGAATATCTGCATCAGTATATCCCATAGGAGTATCATCGGGCACACATTGATCAGGATCAATCTGGTCCAAGGCGTCTAAGAACGAACGAATAATATCAGCTACCTTCATAAGTTTTCCAATTTCTTATATTTAGCGATTAAATACAGCTATGATTAACAAACAACCATTCAGTGATTTAATTAAAAACTTTAAAGACACAGGCAAATACAGAGTATTCAATGACATAGTTCGTGAAAATGGACGCTTTCCCAGGGCAATATGGTATGGGCCGTATGCTATAAAAAACATCGTTAACTGGTGCTCTAACGACTACTTAGGTATGGGTCAGCACAAGGTCGTCATAGACGCTATGCACACTGCTCTGGATCATACTGGAACAGGATCAGGAGGAACTCGGAATATTGGTGGAACAAGCCACTACCATGTTGCCTTGGAACACGAACTGGCCACATTACACAGTAAGGCACGAGCACTGTTGTTTAGCAGTGCTTATGTTGCCAATGAATGGACCTTAATCAGTTTAAGTAAAATAATTCCTAACATAGAATTTATCAGCGATAGTAACAATCATAATAGTTTAATAGTAGGAATTAATCATAGTCGTGCTGCCAAAATGATCTTTAAACACAACGACTTAACAGATTTAGAAAACAAATTAGCTGAGTCTCGCCTAAAAGGTAACACTCCTTGTATAGTATTTGAGTCAGTATACAGCATGGACGGGGATGTTAGCCCTATACAAGACATAGTTCAACTGGCAGATCGTTATCATGCCATTACCTATATTGATGAAGTTCATGCTGTGGGACTATATGGGTTTCATGGTGCTGGTAAATTAGAAGAACTTGGTCTACAAGATCGCATTGACATAGTAAATGGAACCTTGGGGAAAGCGTTCGGCACACAGGGAGGATATATTGCTGCTGATGCTGTGGTTATTGATGCCATACGCAGCGTTGCAGCAGGTTTTATCTTTACTACATCAATGAGTCCCGTTACTTGTGCCGGTGCATTGGCTGCTGTGAAATATCTTAAAGATCATAACGAGTTACGAGAAAAGCATCAACACAGAGCCAGACAACTCAAGCAAAAACTTATTACAAGTGAGCTACCTTTAATGTCATGCAGTACTACACATATTGTGCCTGTGCTTGTGGGTGAAGCTAAAAAGTGTAAGGCCATGAGTGATCACTTACTGAACGAGCATGGTATATATGTGCAGCCCATAAACTCACCTACGGTTGATGTAGGAACAGAACGACTACGCTTTGCTCCTACTCCCTTGCACGATGAAGGTATGATTGAAGATTTAGTTGATGCTCTTAAAGAAACCTACGAACTTATTGGCACCAACTCTGTTTAGCTTCGCCGTAGTATTCTCTGGCAAATCCATTTTGTATTAGCATTGCTCTAAGGCTAACTCCGTTTAAGATAAGATCTCCTAATACACGACCACCGAACTTGTCCCAACCATAAAGAACGACTTGACGCTTTTGACTTTGAGCAACGGCGTTCTTAGTAAATGCGGTGGCTGCTTGACCTCGCTGATCTTCCGTGGGGCATTGAGCACGGAAGCCTTTTTCTGGGGTGTCAACACCGTATATACGCACAGCCAACTCAGGCTTGAGTGGTGCTGGTAAAAAAGGTGCCGCTATAACCACAGTGTCGCCGTCATTGACACGAACAATCTGTGCGTCATAGGTTACACCTTGTGGTTGTTTCTGTGCCAAGGCAATGGCAGGTAATAGCAGAAGAACTGCCAGTAGTTTTTTCATAGTTCGCTCCTAATAAACTACTATTATTTAATTAAAAGCTATTATTAAACCAGCCTATCTTACGACCTTCTGCGATGCGACGATCATAATCTTCTGGAGTGCTGGGAAAACGCCATGCCCATATGGCCACAAGAGCCATGAATACAGCAGTATAGATAATACCACGCATGGGCACATTACCCGTATACATCAGGGCAAGACTCGCTGACATAGATATTAACATGAAGAATTTTAATTTAAGCGGAAACACACGCTTCTGATTCCAGTTAGTGATAAACGGTCCAAATATGCGATGATTCATGATCCAGTCATGCATCCGTGGACTTGATTTTGCAAAGCAATAGGCAGCAAAAACTATAAAAGGACTATATGGTAGTCCAGGTAAGATCACTCCAAGGTAAGCCACTCCTAAACTGATAAACCCTAATGCTAGCCAAAGATATCGTTTCATGCTATTCCCCATCCGCCTTCGCTTTTTTTTGCAAGCAAATCAAAACCATTGCTACACTGAAACTTAGGACATACTCGGGGAGTGTCATATAACCTAAACTTATTTTCATAAACATTACCTAAAGGATGCTCAGTGCTACACCACCCTTTATGAATTGAACCATCGTGTGTTATAACAACTTGATCTACCCCTGCCCAGCATAGATGACCATAATAATTATTTAGGTGCTCTTGTCTCATAAATTCTATGGTAGACTCAAGCTGTTCAATTTGAGAACTATCAATTCCTTGTTCGGCGTAATAATATATCCATTGTTCTTCGGAGTATTTAAGATATTCGTCATTTCCTCTAGTAAAATTTGCATATAAAAACTGTAAATGAACATCATAGCCAAATGGCTTAAGAGTTTCATAGACAATTAATTGTTTATTCCAATTCTCAGGACTGATAGCTATCATGATTGTAGGTCTTATTTCTTTAAGACAGTCAACAACTTGATAAAAATGATCAAAGTCTGAATCGTGATGATAAGTTAATTGAACAGAGCTTATCTTTGATCTAACTGAAGACCACCAATCAAGCTCTGCATATCCGTTAGAGATGAGACGATATTTTATTCTACTATCGTTATTTTCCTGGATAATAGCTCGTAGTGCAGAACTGTAACTGGGTTCCCCACCTGTTATTTCTATCTCAACAAAAGAATAATTATTTGTGTTATCGGATATTAATCTTATAGCATTATACAGTTTATCATAGGTAGGGAACGGACTAGAATTATTCTTAAGTATTTTAGGACAGTAAGAACAATCAAGATTACAATCGTTACCAAAATTCCATTGTATACGCAGATGCATTAATTAATAAACTCCCGCCAGCTATCATGTCTTAAATTAAAGGGGAATAGCTTACGTTTATTTACTAATTCAAAGTATGCAGGCTTGTATGGCTTTTTACTCGGCAAAATTTTATGGTTGTTACCTTTGCTAGAATTACAAGGACTACAGCTGGTTACAGTGTTTTCAAAAACAGTTTTACCTCCCTTACTGATAGGTAAAACATGATCCAATGTGCAGTCTTTCTTCTGTAATTTTTTGCCGCAATAGTTACAGATGTATAAATCTCTTAGATATACATTGCCGCGACTAAACCTCACAGTTTGTTTAGGTTTAGTATATTCCTTTAACATTATTATAGATGGCACCATGGTTTCCCATCTGGCACTACGAACTATCCAAGTCTCGTGCCAAGACACTATATGAGACTTATCCAAGACCATATAGCGGATGGCTTCTTGCCAATCAATCACACTTAATGGGAGAAAACTTAGAGGTTGTCCATCAGCGTTAAGTATTAAAGTGTCGCTCATTTCGGGCTCAAATTAAATTTTTGCGATGCTACATTATATCATCTTATTTTATTTAATCCAATAATTTTTGAACGAACTCACTACTTGATTTATCAATGGCGTAGGTCCATTGCTCAGTCGAATCTAATTCGAATACATTATGATAAGTAGGTGTAGCAATTAACCAACTATTTTCGTGGTTATATGGATGATTTCCAAAAACCTCATTTTCTAATTGTTTAGGATTCCAAGCACATAAACCTAAGAATAAACGCCAATACTTAGGAAGGTCACCATCGTTCAATCTTTGTAGTATTTCACCATGGCTACTCAAACTAAAATCATTATTAATTTCTAATGTATTTTCGCAACGCCATTCTGAGCTATGAAGAATAGTAAGAGCTTTAGTACTAACAGGACCTCCTATATAAACATATCCTGGAATATTACAAGAAAATCCCACTTGCGTTCCAAAATCTTTTATAGTGTTCTTGCTGTTACGGTTTAACAGAACACCCATACTTCCTTTAAAATGATTCTCTGTGATAAAGATAACAGATTTTTGCCAAAAATTTCCTCGGATGGAAGGAGGAGCAATAATAAGTTTTCCGTTGTAATTCATTATGCGATATTCATATCCTGTTTAAACGCCGCATATCTAGCCATTCTATCCTGTAGACCAATCGACCCGCCGTTTACTATTCTAGTTATAGCTCTAACATCATCCCAGTTGGAAATTTGATTGCTTACATACTTTGTCCAATACCATACTGCTGTTTTAGCTGCAATACCTGGGTTCTCTACTAGTTCAGGCTTTTCTTCCAAGGGCAGTCCAAGTTCCCTACCCGCTAATCGATAATTTAATCTTCCTGTAAGCTGAATAAATCCTCTACCTCTATATCGATAACCATCGCCTTTATTGATATTACCTAAATCTTTACGACCTTCATATCGTCGTTGTGCAATACTAGGCCCCCATATTTCGCTCAGTACCCTAAAGCCACCTGTTTCATGACTACATTGAGCTAGGAATGCAGCTAATTCTTTTCCTTTTATGCCTTTACTAGTAGCTTCTTTAATTAGTATATCCCTAGACTCTTTATTACCTAAATGCCTAGCACTAACTTTTCCTTTATATTCTTCAGGACGGGCTTTTTCTATTTGGCCTAATAATTGTGGCTTCAAAGCTAGTTTAGCATTTACTGCTGCGACAGTATCTTTATAAGGGATACCAGTAGCAGGTAATTTATTATCTTGTTGAAATTTTAAGATTCCGGCTTTGGTAAGTGGACCTATAATACCGTCATCCTTAGTTTCGCCTACGTCATAACCTAGAGCCATTAATGCCCTCTGTAGATTCATGGCTTCTACACCAGCTGATCCTAGCCTAGGAGTTGTGGGTATTTGAACAAAGCCCTCTTTACTACCAGGGCTTAGATAAGTTTGTAGAACCTTGTCAGTTCCTTGTTTTGTGGCAATACCAACTTTTTGAAATAGATCATAAATCGAAGGAGAAACTGAACCACTTAAAGTATCTCGTATTTGTCCTAAAGTCTGATTAATAGGCGCATTAGGTGTTTGTGGTTCAGTAAACTCTCTTACCCTCATCGTTGGTCCTTTCTAGTTCCATAGTCGGGTAAAGGACCGCCATACTTCTTACCCTTGATCTTCTTGCCACCTACTGTAATTCTAACAGCACTTTTACCGTGTCCAACTAGATGGCTTTTTTGCCCTTCTCTCGCTCTTAGGCCTTGGCTTTTACAACTGGCAAGATTGCTGGCACCTAGATCTGAATCTGCTTTGGTGCTTAAACATAGGGCACGACTGGCTTTTTCATCCAAATCGGCCAATTCTTCGTCAGTAATAAATTCTCGTATTAGCATAATAGTATATTTATGGTTTAGACTTCTAAGTCTAACTTTGAGGTAAGTTCTTCTCGGCTTAACATATTTCTCCTTTAATCTCTGGTATTAATCCATGGTCTATTTTTTATATACAACTTATAATAATCTAAAATTTTATCATAATTTTTAAATTTTACATTATCTAAGTTCTGTGTTTTTTGTATTTGAAGATCTTTATCAAATACAATATCTTCGTAATATATGATTTTATTATTTGGAAATTTTGACGTGAAGACATCAAAAAGAACCCACTCATGTAACAATCTTTGTATATATCTTTCACCGACAGATATTTCATGTTTTTGATAGGATACATTGTGCCAACTGTTGTATTTTTTATGTAAAACTACACCGGCGAAGTAAGACAACATTTGTTTCCATTTATCGCGTCTATCAATAAAAATTAATGTATGTTCTTCGGGAATTTTTAATGGATTATAGTGCATTAAATATTGACTTGCAATATGATGACACACATATTCTTTAGTGTTCTTAGAAATTTGACCACCGAATGTAAATTCACCTATTTGAACTTTTTTATAATAATTAGCAAACTTAAAAGGTTCATTGATAAATGGTAATCCTTCTAATTTAGACAATTGTAGAGCATAGGCAGTGGCGCCTGACCTAGGAGTCGCTAACACATGAATTTTTTTTAAATCTTTTATAGTCATAGACTCATTAATGAATAATAATATATCAGATGTTTTCTAGTTTCGGGCAATACATTTTCATGGTTTAACAATTCACTATCGCTGAGTGAAAATATTTCTTCTTCGGATATGCCGTGCCAATAGTAGGGTAATATTCTCCATGAGTGCGATCTTCTTAGTGATCTGGTCATTTCTTGTGGTTTTTTTTGTTAATTGTGAAGAATTATAATTGGTCCACTCACCATTTTTCCATAGTATTAAACCATCAGCTGTTTCACCAATGATTTCAAATCCGTGCTTATCTAAGTTTCTGTCAAATTCGCTCTGTGTCGAATGTCTACCTGCAATGTTTGAAGTTTTGCCATATACACCAAGAGCATTAAAATTGATCGAGTGCATATTGTTAATTATTAGCATAATAATATATTTATGGTTTAGACTTCTAAGTCTAACCATTCATATACATTTAGCCACTTGCGTTTGCCTATAGTTTCTTTAAGATGTTTAAGGTCAGCACAGGTTTTGGTACGAAATCTGGGTATTTCTTCGTAGGGAACAGGTATTTTAACAATGTCTACACCCTCTTGTTCTGCTATAGTTTCTGCTATGTCCAAAAAGCTATGAGCTAGACCCGATCCTACGTTCCAAATACCACTGCCTTTAACAGTTTTAATAAAATCTAGTTGTAACTGGCAAACATCGCCTACCCAAGTCCAATCTCTAAACACTTGGTCAGCAGTTTCCCATACCTCTAGGTAGCCTTGTCTTCTAGCCTGCTCTCGCCACTTGTGTATCACATTGGCTCTAGGTCCTCTAAGATGCATCCATTTACCATAGACATTAAAATAACGAAATCCTTGAACAAAGATTTTATGTTCTTGTTCAAATACCCAACGATCAAAAAGGTACTTTGACCAAGCATATGGAGTCTGTGGATGGCATGGAGCATATTCTTCAAAGTTGTTAGTATTTCCATAAACAGAACTAGAGCTGGCGTATTGTAGGTTGACGCCTAGTCTATTACATTCTTTAAAGATATACTTGCTAAAGTCATAATTCTGAACCATGACCTTTTCCACATCCATTTCGGTCATGTCAGCAATGGCTCCTAGATGTATGACCCAATCATAGTCTCTAACATCAGGCCAATGCTTTGGATCCCAGTCGTATCCTTCTACATGCCAGTCGGGTTGACGGCCAAGAAAGGCCGTCATGTTTTTACCTATAAATCCTTCACTGCCAGTAACTAATATCTTCATGAAGATATTTATGGACCAGTTCCTTTAAGGTAATCTTTTTCCTTATAGGTTTTAATCATATGGCAACGACAACAAAGTGTCTGGATATTTTC